AATATTATTTGTAGGTCACTAGACTTAACACCCGCATCATCTGAAGTCGAATAAACGGGGCCATCAAAATAAATAAGTATAAATCTATTAAGCGGATCGCTATCATAGGCCACCGTATAAAGATAATTCTGCGCTGCCCTCTTGCCTGTTCCAGTAGAAGCATTAACAGAGGTTTGTTGTTGTGCTCGAACTGAAAATGCAATTAATAAAAAGAATATTATATTTCTCATAAAACTTGATATGTAAATGAAAATGCAATTGTATGATTAGTGACGTCTGTGCAAACATACTGTAACGTAACTCTATCATTAGTAGCATCACTAAATATTGCAATAGCCCCATCTGCAACTGTTGAAGAGGCGCCAGCACCACCAGCTTGAAAAGCAGTAGTAAAATTACTTGCTATTGGTAAACTTAAACCAAGAGTTGTTAAGGTAAGTGTTGTTGTTGGATCAATATCAATTTGCCCCGAAACAGTTACAGCAGCACCAACCCTTAAATAGGTTAATTGCCGAGGTGTGGAGGCTGTTAAGTTCGCTGAATTAGTAAGCGTTGGGGTGTAAGTCTGAGTAGTATTATCAACACCAGTCCCGCCATTTGATACAACTAAAGTCCCTGATACATCTGTTAAACTTACCGTTCCGGATGGTGAGCCATTCCATAAATACCATGAATTTGATGCATTCTTTTTCTCTAAAACCATCGGGCAATTCTGACATGGAGAGGTTAATAACCCACTTGATGTTTCTATGGTAACACCAGATCCAGCAACTATCGTAGTCCCACCTGTACTGTCAGCCACTACTGTTAATCTAGTACCCTCCAAAAAAGCAACTGAAGAAAATGGAGGCACAGTTAAGTTCTGACCCGATACTGATCGCATTAAAATATTTTTAGTATCGGCATCAGCCAAAACAAGAGTATAGTTTCCAGTCTGGATATTATGAGTCGATTGCCTATTATCTTTTAATTGTAAATTATCATAAACAGCATTTTGCGAAGGAGCAATAGTTGTTGTCCCATTGTTTATGGCGTCAGCAACTTTGGCATCCGTATAGGCAGTAGATGAAATTTTAGTACTATTATCGTTTGAGGATTGAGTTGGAGATGTAGGCGTTCCTGTCAAAGCAGGACTAGCCAAATTAGCTTTTAAAGCAAGTTCATCGAAAACAATATTTTCAGAAGGTGCAATCGTTGTTACTCCATTAGTAATTATATCAGATACTTTCGAATCAACATAAGCCGTTGTTGCAATAGTTGTATTATTTGTATTTGCAGATTGAGTAGTTGTTGTTGGACTTCCTGCTAATGCAGCACTTGAAGCAATTTTTGCTCCAGTAACAACACTATTATCAATTGTCATTGTCGTTCCAACTCCGCCAACCGTTATATCTCCGTAATCACCGTCAACTAGTCCTGCACCACCACTTCCTAAATTTACTTGAAAATTAGTTCCGTCATAAAATAAATTGTGAACGCTGCCTGCAACTAAATCGCCAGATTCTAAAGCATCACTAATATTTTTCTTTATAGGTATAGCACCTAAAGAATTTATATTCAACGTAGACGCACCCGTGTTTCCATTAACAAATCTAACAGTAACCCATTTTCCAGTATAACTTGCTAAATTAAGAAGCGTTGACGTATAAGTATCAGTTCCGCTTGTTGTCAAGTAAAACAAAGACTGATTAGCATCGGTACCGTGTTGATACGCGTCCGCAATTCTTACTTTCGTATTAGCTCCAGGAGTCGTCTCGTTTCGAATTACATCATACTCAGTTTTTAACTCCGTTTTTGTTTTCTGCGCGAATAAGATTCCTGGAATCAGTATTGCGATTATTAAAATTAATTTTTTCATTTATTGAGATTTAAGTTTAGCAATAATTTTTCTTACCCAAGTCACTAAAAATAAGATCATTTCAAAAGCAGCGCCAGAAGCTAATAGATAAAAATCACTCCATCCAAGCTTGGCACCTATTAATGGTTCTAATATGTCTAACGACAACCCTTTATAACCTATCCAAAGCATTAAAGGGCAGCAAAATAAATTGCCGATCCACACGAATCTCTTTTTCTTTGAAAAATCAGAGAACGTGAAGTTAGTTTGTGGATTCCCATCTTCATCAAGAGCACGTTGTTCCAATACTAACTCAGCCCAATTCCATAAAAACCAACCAAGTAAAACGGGTATTAAATTTAAAGCTACCATAAAATTGTTTTTTAATTAAGTTAAAATCCTATTCAAAAGTATCATCAAACGTTTCGTCGAACACTCCAGCGGTCTCGTCCAGTATAAAATCAATCGGGTTGTCACTCGAAGAATCGATTAGGTATTTCTCGATCGATGCGTACCCGTTAAATTCAAACACTTGAACGTACCATTTCCCAACCGACAGATACTGACTAATATCGACTTCGTCTCCACTACCACGATACACAACGATCCCCTTATCTATGCAGTCTCCATCATAATACGAAAGCTGATTTAAAGGGAATTGAATTATGGGGTACTGACTCAGAACGACTAATCGCTTATTTCCGTTCCCCGACGTAAACGAAAGAACACCCGTATCGGGATCAAGATTAATATCGATCGCCTGAATAGACGGTGCGACGATCGCCAAGTCTTGAACTTCGTTATATGTATTAACCGTAAACATAACTAAAACGATTCAGGTTTATTCTCCGTTAACCAAGCTTGTCCAGACTCTCGACTAAATACCTCATCAAGTTCATCGGTATCATACGTTCCTTCCTTAACGAACGCGACGTTTCCGAGGTATAGCGAACTATGTTGAAGAATTAAGCCGATTTGATAATTACGGTAAGGTGGTTGTGGTTCGATCTGAAGCAGTCGTTGCTTTTTAATCGTTCCCAATAACTTCACTGTTATTCCGTCGGACAATTCTTCTTTTTCATTTTCTTCTGGCTTACGAGGCTTGAAAAATTTACTGTGAACCCTCATCATAAATACTGGAGGAGGTTCAACACTATATATCACCCCTTCATAATCAATCTTATTCGAGTAGACCACTAGTCTCGTATCGGGATGCCGTTCCCGAACATCTAAATAATCACTATGAGCGATCTCCACTTCCATAATCTACTTTTTTATACAGCTACAGTATACGTAAACGTCGTACAAGTCACTACGCTCCCAGTTACTACATCTTCATCGTCGATTATTAAATCGCCTCCGCCGCCACCTTCGGTAATGGACACATCAAAATTCTTCGTCGTATCGGCCGAAATAAAGCGTGCCCATCCAGCGACGTCCGTGGCGACAGCGATCCCCTGCCACGTTCCCGTCTTCGCGGTCGCTCCTCCGGCAGCCGCCGCGAACGCTGGCGTAGGAAGATCGATCTCGACTAATAACGTACCTGACGCGGCGCTATCCGGATCGGCTGGCTGTGCCCCCGTTCTTATCTGGAGTTTACCTCCGTCGAACGCTGTTTTTATCGCCCCTGCTTGAGCGGTTCTTAAAACTGTTTGTTTTTTTAATGTCATAAATAATTAAAATTTAAGGTGGACACGCGCCGTCGGCGGCGTCTATTGATATTGGTAATTCTGGTTTAATTATTACTCCAGAGAATAACATCGGTGATCCTACCCCCGATCCTTGACATTGAATATTACCGTCGCTATCGGTTATCGAAATATGTTGCCCTGCCACAGTTACGGTATAAAAGACTTCAACGTCCTGAGCGAATCCTGTTTCCTTAGTAGACATAGTCGCACCGCTTCCCGTTCCCAGGGGAAGGGACCCACTTTGTAACGTCGCGTTAACTCCCTCTACGGCCACATTCGTTATCTGAATATCGAGTGAGTTATTTGACAGACTTATTCCAGCCACTATCTCAACGTCTCCGATCGCTTCATCCCCATCGTCATCAACCGCTCCCGATATTTCAAACTCAGCTAGGAAGAAAGTTAGCGTTCCCGTAGCGGTATCCCCGTCGTCGATAACCGACCCAGCGATGATAGTTTCTGTAGATACGATTTTAAGTTTGTACAACCCATTTATCAACCCCAAATCTTCGAACTTAAACTGAAGATCATACAAATGATCACCGCCTACAAGAACGTGCGTGAACATGAGCGTATCCACGACCACTCCTTCATCGTCATAGATTTTAAGTTGGTACAGGCGTTGAGGAATATCGCTAGTATCGTGAATCTGTATCCGTTCAGGGTCCTCGGAGTTATGAGGCGCAAAGAACAACTCCGCGTTAACTCCTGCTTCCTGAACGACGGATTCATTAAACGAAGGCTCGCCCTGTTTCCAGAACTTAATACTTAACACACTTGAAATAGTTGTCCCCATCGTTAAGGTTTTTTAACCGCTATAAAAACTCCTACTCCGCCCATAAAGAAGTAGCCGTCGCCGTCTAAGATAGAATATTTATTCGAATTAACTTCGATCGCGTCGTTCCGATTATTCCTGATCGTCTTGTAATTCGACCAGGTCATAGGAATCCGTAACTCAACCAAGTCAATTGTTATATATTCTTGGTTCGTGTAATCAAGATCGGCGTTCTCAGCGATCGGCTCAGCGCTGCTAAATTCACAATCATCAGCCGATAATTCAGATGACGCAAGCGTGTTGCCTTCTCCTCCTGCGAAGAAAATTTTGTCCCCCGCCTTCAAACATCCTTCATAGTATGCTTGGTGTCTCTTCCAAATTCGTGAAGGGAAGTGAATCAAGTTATACCGGAACGATGGGTTAAGTACGTTATTGACGGTGACGAACCGCTCGTCGAATTCTGGGGACACCCCGTCCGGCGCATCCTCGTCTAACTTAACCGCGATAATCATATCTTTCTCGTCGAATCGCCAGTCCTTCTTTTTCTCCTTACTTAATCGTCGACCCTGCTCAATTGCAAGGCCTGCAACGACAGCGCTGGTCTCTATATTAATATCCACGCCCACTCTATCGAATCGCGTTCGCTTAACCTGCTTCGCTCCGTCGTCAATACCCGAACCGGATTCTGCGCTCCAGTCTTTCGCCCCGACTTTAATGTTCTTTATTATTTTAGACAAGTGAAACTTCTCCACGATGCCAGAAATGTTATTGAAGGAGATCGAAACATCATCGCTAAAAAAGAACGCACGATCTTCGACCTGAATTTTTGGAACCCCTAGAACTTCCGTATATCCATATCCTAAACAAAGCAGACGATCGACACACTCCCACCATTGTTTAAACGTCTGAAAATACGGCTTCTCTGCGAACGTAAACCCACGCACGTGAAGCCCTTTAAGCTGGACGTTTAGTCGCTTGCAACTTTCCTCGAAGAACGTTGATATAAACGTATCAGGAACGCCAGTAAGTTGGTCCACGATAGACTTTCCGGCGTCGCCAATCATAAACGCATCGGCCTCGGTCGGAGGCGAGAGAGTGTCTTGGTACACGTCCATATAGTTGCGGTACGTGTAAGTCTCTCCGAACTGAACATGGTTAAACCCGTCGTACATTATTTCAATGAACTCACTTGCGGCAGTACGTTCAGGATACACCTTAATCTTATCGGTTGGAACGATCGTGAACGTCTGATCGATCGTGTATTGAGTAATTTTATTGGTTGTGGGAAACGCGATCGGCCACTTAAGCACAGTAGTTTTAGTGAACGCGATCGGAGCGTCATCGTTCTTCTGGATATACCATTCAAGGAACGAATCCGTCGCCCCTTGATCTACTTGAGGCGCTCGTTCCTGACAATCTACTCTAATCTGGAATCTTATGTCGCCCGCCAACGGTAATTCGAGGAAGTTAGACACATCATCAGGCGTAGCGACCGGAACGAGTAATATGTCGAACCTCTGCTTTAATTCGTCGAGTTCGAACACGCCCCATACGTACTGAAGAACGTCGTCAGCCGAAGTTCCCCAAGCATAATAGATCGTGTCCCCAACAGCCACTCGCCCGTTATCTTCAATTCGTTGTCCTAAGTACTTTCCGAACTGTCTAATCTTCTGACTCGGTAACGGTAACCTTATCTTGTCCTCCCCCAGTTCAAGGTTAACTGGACGTTCTATCTTATTAATAAACTGGACCCAAAAATCATCCTGAACGATCGGAACTTTTAATTTATAGAACGTGTCTAAGACTGATATATTTTCTTTAAGTGATACGTCTAAACCGCCTAAGAACACAAGGTCCCACACCACTACAATCGTCTCGGTAAGCTCAATCTTAACGCCTAGTTTAGCGTCTGGACCATCGAGCGTGGCCACTTCCAATATTTTTTCACGCGCCGTTCCGTACCAAATGAATTCGCCCTTAAAAAACTCAACAAGCGAATGGCCTTCGGGGTCACGAACCAGGGCGATAGACGAATCTTTCCAATTCAATGGTTGATTCACTACGATCCCTGCCGGAAACAAAGCCGCGTGATAAAACGTGAATTTAAAAATAGGAAAGCCCATTGATCGCTAAGTTTTTACTTACTAAGGTTCTTTAATCTAATTAATTTAACACTTCCATCGTGTCGTTTATGCTCTTCGTACAATATTGACCCGTGCTTACGGATCGATCCACTACCACTATTCTCAATCGCCTCGACGATCTGCTTGCTGTACTTTTTAGTGGTTTGTTCAAGTGATTCGACCTTACCGTATAGAGCCGCGTTCCCTAGATCGACATAATGTTCTTGCCCAATACTTTGCATAGCCAACATTCGCATCGTCTTGTCGTGCGGAATAACGTCAGCGCCTTTTGGAAGATCGACGACCGTTGCGGTGGACGGCGAGAGCGAAAGTTTTGATCCGGTCCTTATAAACTCACGACCCTCCTCACCCACTATGGCGGAACCACCTTCAAAACCTTTAACCCCTTTCGCGAACTTTGGCAGGGGTTTAGCTGCTATCGCCGCGACCTGAATCGCTCCGAGTATTCCAGCTCCTATCGCACGAGGTATGGCCGTCACCGCCGGAGGCGAAGCGAGCTGAACCAGATATGCTTGTGCGGCTTTTATACCAGCATCGATAATCGCAGCAGCTTTATCCGCCACGGCTACCTTACGTTGGTCAGATTTCTTTTTCTTCTCTAACTCCTCACGCCTTGCTTCAGCGTTCTTTTCAAGGTTAGCTTTATACTCGTCATTGTCTCCAGCGTTCTTTAAATCGACCGCCAGTTGTTCGTTTAGTTTTGCTATTTCATCATCAATCGCATTAATTCTTTCCTGCGAACCGCTTGTAAAAATTGAAGTTAGAGAGTCTGAAAAATTTTGATATGCTTCGACGATCAGTTCGAACGTGGATTTGCCGTGCTCAACGGTCGCCTCATCCAGCGCTATTACTTGATCGTATACCGCGTTATTAAGATCGATCTTAAGTTTTGCCAGGCGTTTCTCGATCTCTAGTCTTTCATCGGCGGTTAACTCATCGTTTATCAAAACTTTACTAAGGCCGTCGATCTGTGCTTGAATAAGATCGTCCGAAATCGCTTTCCGAAGATCAGCAATCTGTTTGTCTCCGTCAACCTTAATCATTCGACCAGCGACTACTTCGTCCTGAATCAACTTAACCGCTTTATCGACCTCCGCTTGTTTAGCGGCCATAGAAACGTCGAACTCTTGCATAATCTGCTCGACTTTTTCTTTATGTATTTCATCTCTTAGCGCCCTTTCCAATTTTAAAAACCCGATACGAGCTGAACTTGCGTCCGACTCAACTTTAAGCAGCGCAGCTTGTTTCGCGGCTAACGATGCAACCTCTTCGTTCATCATTCCGGTTGCTTTAATTTCTTCGTTTGTCATATCACCCAACATCCGACCAAACGTGATCTCACGACCTAATGCCTCGAGCTTCTTTTCCTCAGCGAGAAGATCATCCTTCGCAAGTTGAATATCACCTTCCAATTGTTCCTTCCTTATTTTATTATGTTGACGTAGGGCGGTCATTCTTTCCTCGGCCTTAAAGTCTAACTTATTCCGGCTGATCTCAATAAGTTTATTAGCGTCGATCTCCGTCTGCGCGTCGCTAACCACATCAATAGCATGATCGCGAATCAATTTCGACCGTAGCTTATCGAGTTTGTCAAGTTGGGCCTCGATCATTTCAAAATCGTCTCCGCCGAATAGCAACGCGAAGCCACGTTTAACATCAGCCCATGCCTCCGAAGCTGCTTTCCCGATACGGTTCCATCCTTCTCTTCGGGAGAGTTCAAACGCTTTCCACGTCGCCTCCTGTTCCTTTAACTTCTCTTCTCCTTCAGCCGTCGTGGTATAATAACTTTGTGCGGCCGCACGTAACGCGATGAACGATGCCGCTATGGCTGCGATTATTGCGACGATCGGATTTTTAATCAACGCAAGAAATTGCTGGCCTAACATTTTAACGCGATCGATCGTTCCCCCTGTAATATTATTTAATCCTTCGGTTGCCTTCGCATAATCCCCAACGTGCACCTTAGTCTCCTTAATTCGATCACTAAGATGCTTATATTCTTTATCCTGCCTCTGAACAATTGACAGAAGTTCTTTCCCCGCCTTCGAACTACGTTGTTCTTCGTTAGTAAGATCAGAATAAGCACGTTTGTTTTTCTCCAGCGCGACACGTAACTGATTCCGACTTGACGTCAGAGCGCTTACGGACTTAGCGTCTTGTTCTCCAAGCACCGCGACGTCCTTCATGTCTTTCTTAAGTCGACTAAGACTTTCAGATTGTTTCTGATACTCGACATTATTTTGAGCCTGAGCCTTCGCGAGCTGTTTTGATACCGCGTCTAATTCTTTTTGTGCCTGGGTAATGCCTTCGACTTCTTTCTTAACTTTTCCAGACGACGACGCTTTACTAATCGAATCGGATGTTCGTTTCCCAACTATGATAAGCTGATTAAGCACGTCGACGACTTTCTGAAGGTTCTCCGCCAGATCAAGAGGAACCCGTAGTGCCTCTTGCGAAATAAGATCGTCTTTATTAATTTCAGCCATTACTTACGAAATCTTTCCTTCGCGGACCGTACCGCTTCAGCTTTCTTTTTAATCAACTTTCTATACTCATTAAATCTCGCGAGAGATATGTTGTCATCAACCGAAAATCCCAAACCGGTGATAAGGTTAGCGATCGTTTCTTCAAACCCCATCGATCGTTCGGCCTGACGACCTTTAACAATCGCCTCGAGTTCGAACTGCTTCATCTTAATTTTATTCAGTAGGTCCTCCGACTTACGAAGGCCGGATTCAAGCGAAGCCCAGTAGGATAAGGTGGTCGTGGTATCGATATTATATCCACAACCACGTAGATATACGATGTCTTCCCATTCCGTCGTGACTGTTAATTTAAGTAACGAAGATTTTACGGAAATTTGTTTCGCAATAAGTAACGCGTAAGCCTTAACCAAGTTAAAGTAGTTCGAATATTCCTGCGATCCCGCTTCGGCCGAGTTACGTTTAACGATCGCTTCCCATGCCTCGAGACACTTCTCGTGATCGGGCGCGCCTTGCCTGACGAGTAGATGGTAATGGCTACCTTGCGCGATTTCGATGAATAACTTTAGCGATATAGTGTTATAGTCCCAGTACGCTTCGGATTTTTTCGATAAGCGTAGGAACAACATAAGACTTACTAAAGTCCTTAAGATTCGATTCTGTGAGGCCGAAGATTTCACTTCCAAAGTTTATTTTTAACATATCAGTTTTATTATCTGAAGAGTCAAATTCTATTGGGAATTTGTCGGCCCTTATAAAAAAACCCCGATAAAAGTCACCGGTATCAAATAACCGGATAGGTCCCTCGGGTTTACCGAACACTTGCACCGATCGCTTACTATACGGGGGTAATTCAAATCCTGTTGAATCTACTCCCGAGTAAAGCTGATCGGTGTTCGCGTTCGTTCCTGCGATCTCGTTCTCTTTAACCGACTGAAGAGTCAGCTCCTCCATCCTTCTTGGCGTCAAGGTCCTTGCTCTTACCGCCAGCTCCCTTAGTTTCGTCATCCGATGGTGCTTCTTTTCCGGTTATTCGTTTATACTCTTCGCGAAGTTTAGCGTCCTGCTCCTTCGCATCAGATAGCGGAAAGAATCCCCAATACTTCTTTCGGAAATCCTTCCACGTTATCTTCGAGTCTTCGTGTCCGATCCGATGCATTATACAACGGTTACGACGACAGTATTTGCTTCGTATGCCTGAATCGACAACGTTGCCGGTGGCTTTAAAGTCAGCGTTCCGGTCGCAAAGTCCGTATCCGTTAACGTATAACGTCCATCGACTTCGGTAAACGACGTGATCGTTTGCGTAGCTCCAGCAGTCGTCTTAAGAACGAAATCGGCGAGGGCCAAGCCATTCAACGGTTGTCCGGTACACTTAATCTTAGCATCCACTACGATGGTTGTAAGACTAGGCACACCAACGATAGTCAATTCCACATCAACTATACGAAGCAGTTCGTTAACAAAACTAGCATCGATAATTACACCGTTCTTATCGAACTCCTTATTGTTCTGGAGAGCTATCACGATCGGCGAAGTGGTCGACTCCGTACCGTTAGAGAACTTCATCTTCTCGGTATGAAGAAGTTGTTGCGTAAAGCCCATAACATGAGTTCCCGCAGCGTTGCGCGTTCCCATGATTTGGTCCAGATCGTCGATTAGCCACACGCGATCGTGATTCGAACGGTGCGAGTACATCGCTTTATGAATACATAGGTTTTCTTTTACATCGAACCTCCAACGATAATTACCGTCGCGCACAGCTAAGTATGCAAGGACGGTTTCTTGATAAACGGCCGGAGACATTATGTCTTCGTAACCTACGAACCACGGAAACAGATAAACGCGTGAAGACTTCGCTGCGAGCAACGCCTCCTGCCATTTAACCGGATCGACTGCGTCCGCCAACGTAAACTTAAAGTTATACGGCGTGGTGATAATCCCTCTGAGCAAGCCAGGGAGTTTATTGCAATCGGTTAACCCGAGATTCTCTTTATCGATTGTTACACATTCAAGAATGCTTGACATCGTTTTAACAGTTTTTAAAAGGTGAATTAATTATTAAATCCATCAACTCAATACAATCTATTGGATCGTTAAAGATAGTTTTTACATTTTTATTTGCCGCCACCGTACCGTATAACGGACGGTCGTATTTTTTATGCGCAGGGTACTTCCCTCCGGACCACGTAAAGTCGCCGCTCTTCCTTAACCCATCCAATAACTTAAAATAGATCGGATAAAGGATCGGCTTAATAACTTTCTGGTAGCGTTCCGGTGTTTCATACTTTCCTTCGGTCTTCATCAACAATAGTACGTGTGCCTTATACTTATACATCTCGTCAACGAAATCCTCCTCCGTGTCCATAACTAACGCGATGAGCGGATACTTTTTATGCTTGGCGTTCGGTCCCGCTACGTCCTTTTTTAAAAGTCGGTTCGAAATCTCAAGAATATGCCCGTACATAAAATACGGAGCCCCTTGTCCGAAAGTCGCATCGAACGTAGGATCAAATGTCCCGCGCATCTTTACGATCACCTTCTCAAAAGCATCTACGAATACGTTGGTCATAATTAGAAATCAAATTCGTTTTCGAATCCTGGCCATTCCCAATTATCTTCGATGTACTCTTTTATGTTATCGAACTCCGTAGCGACGTCGGGGACGTAAGTATCACCGGAAAGAAACAAGAATTGATAAAGCGTCGAACGTTGATATTCGTTCGATCCTGCTTTATTCATAAACAGATTCTGTCCGTTCACGATTTCTATGTTAGAAGAACTAACGACCGAATTTTCGGCGTCAGCCACTACCACTCCTATTCCTGAATTCTGACCCGCGCGGTACCTTGTCCAAAGCGAATAAATTAAGGGGCGAAGAAGGTCTTTCATACCCCTCCACTTCCTCAACTTATTATCCTGATCATCGTAATCCTTACCGTTCTTTAAATCCAACCATCGCTGATCGGGAGAAGGAGCGGCAAGACCTAATACGAACGCCTCATAAAAAACATCGCCGAGGATCGCGCGCAACGCCAGTTCTTCCTGTTCCACTACGAACGCGTCAAACCCCTCTATGGTGTCCCCGTTTTCGTCCTTAAGATTAGGAAGATTAAAAGGCAATACATCGAAATCATCGGCGATTACAAACATATCTTTAACGATTAACCTAGTTTGTTAGTGTTTCATCAGCTTTGCCGCGAACGATGCCGCCATCGTACCGCTCCCCGTCCAACTGACTCGATAGTACAGATATGGACTTGACGCCAATCTCCACGTGAACACTTGCGACGCGACGTCCAGCGCCGTGGCTGTGGTAATTGACGTTTGCGTCTCGTTCGTTGGAATAGCCTTATAATTCGTACCATCAAGCGATCCCTGAATCGTAATCGTGCCCGCCGTGGTTCCACTGATCTCGGTACATGTCACTACGATCGTAACGTTGTCCCCTGGTCCATTAACCCGAATACTAGACAACGTTCCGGTGCCAGTATTGGTTACCGTGTCCGAAAGGATCGGTACAGATGCTGTTCCTAACGAATTACGCAAGTCCGTAAGAACGGAAGTCTGCGCGTTCATCGGAGCGATAGCGATTAACGATAGTAAAAGGATCAAGAAAACAGATACGGCCTCGGCCCATCCGTTAGCAATCATCTTATTCGCAACGCTTACACCTATTTTTACTTTCTGTCCTTTTAGATTTTTATGAAAAGGACTTTCCGTAATCACTACTTCTGTTTCCTCTAAACCGTGAGGAAAACTTTTATTGTCGGTCGAAGGCTTCTCGGTAGACTCTATGATCTCAATCTCTTCGTCTTCTTCCAACACTGCTCCTGCTTTTTTTCGTGTCATAATAATTAATGTTTTATGAGTATTTAACCAATTTTTTAATTCAAGTCTGGTCTAAGGACGTTCCACGACAACCTAATTAAGCTGCTGCGATCGCGGCCTGAACGTTAGCAAACGAATCGTATATCGCAAAGCCAGTATAGTTCTGCTTGCTATATACGTGCAATCTACGCTCGCCCACCAACGTTACTAAGTTTTTGGTGAAGTCATCGTTTTCCCATCCGTAAGTAACGGTATAGTCTTTATAGATTTTAACGTTATAGTATTGAAGAATAGCGGCTTGGAAGAATCCAACAGGAATATTGTTGTCTTCGATGATCGTCGCGTCAGGTTGACCAGGCACAAACAATTGTCCTTGAGAAATCGCTTTCGTCAAGTCCATGTTAGCCTTATCGACAGGATTAATGAATACCGTAACGGCGCCCTCTAAATTACCCGCTCTTAACTGCGCAACCACGGCTCGAATAACGTCCCAGTAATTAGGATTGGTTGTGGACACCCCCGCGAGTGTGTACGTTGTGGAAAGCGTGCGGATACCTGCCGGAACGGTCGCGCTAAGAACACCGGTCATCAAAGCAGTGTTCGTTGCTTTATCGACTTGGAACTTAAGCTCTTGTTCAATGTACGATGCGAATCCTTCAATGTCCTCAAGTAATTCGAGGGCAACTTTTTCAGATGCGGCAACTTTTTTCGCGTTCGATATTTCAGAAGCAAGCTCTAACGACACACCTGGCTTCGCAATGCCTGGTCCGATAAACGCAGCAGCTCCTGCAGGATTCTTTTTGTTAACCCAAACATAAACACTTGAGCTGGTACGTCCTTTAGTGAGCGTATCCCAGAAAGTAAGTTTAGGACGAACAATGTCGGTCGCACCACTTTCGAATTCAGGACGTGGAATGTACGCCGAAGCGTTTAAGGTATTCGCTGCCGTCATCGGAGAGTTTAAACGAATCTCTAAAGGACTTAACGTCGCTTGTTCCTTATTCTTAAGTTTAACCAACGCGTCCTTATTCGAGTCGCGCCATTTAACTATCTGAGAACGAACGCTCAGGTCTTCCGGTCCTTGATCTAGCTTGTCCTGTAGTTTTTTAAGGGCTTCCCCCTGCTTAACCATAATTGACCGAATCGACTTCTCGTCCGCCCCGAGCAACTCTTTAAGAAGATTAATCTTATCTTGATCGAGGTCCTTGAATCTCGTCGCGAATTCTGTCATCTCTTTCGTCGCCTCGTTCAGTAACTTCGTAAGTTCAGACTTCGCGTTACTGTCCGGCTCCATCTTAATACGCTTCTCAAGGTCATTGACGAACTTAAGATTATCGTCAGACAATCCCTGCTTATCAAATTTAAGCCCGTACATAAGCGGGAAACCTTCGGCGAACATAGTTCCTGAATCGTGATCTACGTCAGCGAACCAAAACATAAGTGCGAGTAAGCCCACAAACATAACTCCGATACCAAGTCTTACTTTAGGCATCGAGCAGAGATGAATCACGCGATTGCGGAACCCGTCTCGAATTAAATAATTTCTTTTCATAAAAATACAACTACGATTTAAATTGTTTAACATCTAATTTATACGAACCCACAGCCATTACTTCAGATTCCACCGGCTCGATCGACAAATCAAGTGCTCGTTTACCTTCGAGCGGCTTTAGTTCGGCGAGTGATTTATATGAAGTTATTAACTGTCGAATTTCCATTTGGTGCTTACGAGGAATCGTCGAAATAATTGCTTCGGCTTCGTGTCCTAGCTCTATTAATTTATTATCGAGGTCCTCCTTCGTTCTTATCGTGAACGTCTCAGGGTTCGACGCCTTAATCGACACGGACGATCCTTCGTAGAGATCACATTCGTGCATTAATACCGCGTCGCGATTCTCGACGTATTCCATCTTATCCCACACGTAATTAAACCCGTATGAATATTGATTAAGTGTGCCCGATCTGGTCTGGACCAGAACACGCTCCGGCATGCCTTCAACGTCATCGACCAACGCCGCGAACCGCAACCCATAATCATCCTCCTCTAATTCGAGGTACGACGCCACGGGTTCGAACATATTGTGCATGAATAAGTGAATAATCTTATTCTTCGCGTTCGACGACGGTCCACGATCACTTATCGACTTAGCGAAACATCCACGCATCGCGATTGTTCCGTAGCTGTCTTTAACTCCCCATACAGCCAAGTATCCTTCGATCACGCGAGTATTGTCTTTATACTTCGGCTCGACAGGACTGCCCGCGCGTTTAGGAATACTTTCGATGTATCGACTGGTTAGATACTGGCCAGCGGTACGATCTTTTAATTCTTGTATTTTAGGATGAAGTTTCTTTGCCATAATCCCAGCTAATTTAAAATTGGTTTTTCATCCGACTCATAGTCTGGTAAATCAATAGTCTGTCCAGCTAACTTATGGTGGCAGTCAGATAAGTATTGAATCTTACCCAATTGAATAAAAGAATGACAAGTTTTTCCAGGCGTGAAGTTGTTTAATAAAGAGGGCTTAACGGTTGGACTATTAAAATCTCCATTCCATTCATGACGGCCCGAAGGCTTCAACCTAAAAGCATGCTCGTACCCGCATCCAACACAATAATAAAGATATTGTGTATTGGTTTCAGAGAATACAACCTGTCTAATTTTTGCCATGTTCTTATTCGTTTACCGGAGGAACTCCCCCATCTTCTTTCGGCTTACCTGTAATCGGATCGATATTTTCGCCGCCGTTCGCAGGAGGTGGTAGTTGTGAAGCCTTACGTTTATCATATTCCGACTTAACAACATCGTCCCCTACGATCTTATCATACCCGCGCGCCTCCCGCCATTGATTTAATGTAATAACGTCGTTCATCCATTCCTTCTCCAGCGCCGTGTTCATCGAACTTGCCGCGTCGCCTTCGAATTTTTTATCCTCCTGCAATGGACCAACGTCGTCGAAAGAACACTCGATCTTACAATTATTTTCGGCCGCTTTAAAGAACTTGTTATACTTATTCAAGTCTTTCCGGTTGTTTGGGATAACGTTCATCTGAAATACCGTGGCCGCCGCGTTGTCTCCGTTAGCGTACGTCGTCTCGCTTTCCTCATAGAGTATATAAGGATAACCCAATCGATGACAGAGCGCCTTCTCCCCCGCAACGACGGTCTCCTTCGTCTGAAGTTCAGAAAGATTATACGACATCGGCACCCACTTAGCCGCGACCCGACTGATTACGTACTGGAATTGATTCCACGACAACCCATATCTACTCAACGCACCCTGCAGATCCTTCTTATACTTATTCGACATAGGAGTATAAGACACTTGATCTTTCGTAGCCGCGTCGTGAGATATGAATCCAAGAGGACCTTTCTTCCTCAACAACACATTATCGGCTTCCATCGCGGCGCAGATATTCGAGATCGCCATATCCAGTCCTACTAACTTAGAAAGCGGAAGAGTGAAGTCCGTTGATTCGTCCTGCATAAACCCATCTTCTAATATGAAGACTTGCTCGGGCTTAAGCGTTATAATTTTACCTAGTATAGCACATCGGTATTCTTTGATTACGTCGCCTATCTCGAATGACGAAGTGATGGCGTTGCGGGTCGCGATCGCGTCGAACAGCCACGGAGGGAGATTAATAATCGCGGAGCACATCCACGGTTGATTTTCGAAGCCTTCGACGATTATCGGAAGGACGGGACAGAACCCGAAGACCTTCTTATATACTATTTGTTGCCCCCTGAACTGTTCCCATGATTGAAGAGGATTTGGTTGTGTTAGTCTCTCGCGCATACGAACGGACCATTCATTCGTCGCCTCGTTGTTCTTACCCTTCCCCGTCGATCTATTTATTTTTAATTCGCTTGTTAGATCGTATTCTGCTAATCTGTCTATGACGGTCGCAACGGGATAGCAGAACTCATACGCGTGCTTCTGCATATACCTCGAACGCATCCCCATCCACCGTGCTTGCGAACCTTTTATCTTAATCGTCTTGCCCGATCCGTTAACGGGAATAAAATCAGCTCCGCCCGTTATACGATCTAGGGACGAGTATCCCGCTATCGATCCGAACATGTGGTCGAAGAATGAAGAACCTACTGGTAAGTCGGATCGATCGATCTTCATTATGCTTCAGTGTTAGCTTTGTTTCTTAAGTCTCTAACAACTCGATATATCTGATAACGCTCTCGAAGGTAAGATATGATCGCAGACAGAAACCAGTCGAACACTCGGAACGCGCACAAGGCTGTGAACATCGCGAAGAATAATGTGAAGAAAATACTTTGCATCGATGTAGGGTTACATGTTTAAAAAATGTCGGGCTGGTGATAAACGAAGAAAGCGACTCTTCCCCTTACGAGGCGGAATCGCTCTTCCTTAAACCAGACCCTTAATCGAATATAAAGGTAATAAGCCCCTTTTTAATATCCTAACGACGCGTAGGCGATGGTCCACCGCCATAGATTATCGCGGTCGGTGCTATTCAAAACGGCGAATGCTGGATTCGTCAACTAACCATCTTCAGATACCGCGTATAGATTGCGGCCCTGATTTCGTCCATGTGATGATTAAACGCGTCGATAGGCTCGTTCAAACTTCTCCCGCTGATCGGGTCCTTGTCCCACATATATCTCTTTCGTTCGAACGTGATGTTCTCGGACGTGTCCGTATAGACTACGTCCCATTGACTGTTTAAAAAATGTATCCCCGCTTTAATCGAGCCAGGCGGCTTGTGCGTCATGATCGCCATCATCTTCAGGTTACGAAGTTGGCGCGTTGATTCAAAATCACGATCGCAATAGATCGGAGATTCGTCATTAAATCCACAGCCACGGTATAGCTCGCGCACGGCGGGCATCGATATTCCTGGTTCGTAACATAATTCATTTACATACACTAGACCGCGCTCTGTTATCTTCTTAAAATTCTTCGGCGCACGTACAACCTTCATGTGGCTCGCGGCCGTTGGATCATTCGTATAACCGAAGTCTAATCCTCCTATGCTTCGACCTTTCGCGTTATTAAATTCCTCGACGGTACACATTCGCCAATTAGGAAATATCAATCCCGTTAGCTTTCCTGTCTTCCCTCGCGCATAAACTTTATGTAGTTCAGGGTCCCTGATATTTTCTGTCTTCTCATGATCCCGCGCCGTAAGATATGGATTGTGCCTATGGTCCGAGTAAATAACCTGTACGACCGCGTTAAGATCGTTCCCGTTCTTCGTCGTACCTATCAACTTATCGTGCGCCCAGAATGGCTCACTCGGATTATAGTCTATGAATACGCGGATACGCGTACGCTTCGCATACTGCCAGAAGATTTCCCACTCGATTCCGTTCGCCTCATTAACAAACAAATATTGTCGTTTACCTTGCTTCGCGCTCTGAACATCAATCGCGCCAAGGAACTCGATCGTCCATCCTGAGTGGAATGTTATAACGCGGTCACCCTCGTTCCAATCTTTTATCGACGCTTGTAGATATTTGTTGTGGGCATGAAGATTCTTAAACGTACGATAGGCACCTTTCTTAGCGTCAGGCACCGATTTATTTACGATCGTTATGATCGGGTCGGACGTAGGCGCCTGTGTCGTCGCGGCGATTAATGTAAGTAACTGGATTATCGCAACAGTTTTTCCGCTATCGGTTCCGCCCTGATTGATCACGACGTCAGCCGTGCTTTCATAGTTCGCTAAATAGACGGGGCCACAATCAAACATATCTTCGCGAGTTTAATTATAAATTCCCATAGGACATGAATCATAACCATCGTCAGCTCCTTCGAGAGGACCATAAATATATGTTGGACGATTAAACATATTATCGCGATCTAGGCTTCGGTGAAACGATCGTACTATCGCGATGCTTACGTTCCTTAGATGGTTGTGGATCGTCGTATGTCGTACAGGCAACCGTACCCACGACCATAACTATCGCGATCAAAATCTTCAATGTTAATGTTTTCATAAATAAAAATGTTTCGCGTTAATAAAAAGGGGCACGATCGTCGATCTCTAACGGTAGGACCCAACAACCACTACGAATGAAATCCAGAGTAAGCGACCGAGTAGTTCGATCATAGCCCCTATTAATTATCGGTTATTTATACATAACCCTTGTTCATCAATTCTTTAAGTCGTCCGAGCATACGATCAGCCTTTTCGCATTCGGTCTTCCAATGCATAAAGACTAGCGATTCATCGGCCGGACCATAACATCCTTTATACCTGATCGTTCGGCTGATCGAATAATCGTAAAGCTGATTTGCTTCGATAGTGGATAAATCAGGATGAAGGAACATAAGATACTGCGGGGAGATGAACGCTGACGTCATCCACCACGGGGGAACGTACGCCCCACCTAAATTATTACTTGATCCATTACATTCTAAAGCCATAGACTTAGGGCTTAATTTCATCTTCGGTGCTCGCGGTCGGAGGAGCTTCCCCCGTGTATACTTTAGGCGGAGGCACGTTCGTAGGGAGACCAGCGGTCGTTACGTCTGAACGCTCAACCAAACTATTCACGCGGGA